CACATTTTCATTTCCTGTTGTCATTGTAACCGTTACCAATGTAGAAGCATCACCACTTAGTTTTCCATTTTCTTGAGCTTGTGCTGCAATAACTGTTGGAGTATCTAGAAGTGTTGGACGAAACAAGTTGCATGGAACTTGAGTTAAAGCATCATATCCAGTATCGGCTTCATGCCAATTCCCTAAAGTAGTCATATTTGCAGTTGCAGAAATAGTCGTGTTTGTCGGAGATAAAAATGGTAATTTCAGCATAAACTCATCTATTTCATACTGTTCTGTTGCATATAGCCCAGTGCCGCCAGCCCTAATAGATGCGGTTGCAGTATTTGAATCCATTTTAAATGTATAACCGAAGGGATCAGCAGATATTATGGTTCTTTGTCCAAGAATGCTGCTTCCTTTAACACCATTAACTGTAGACGAAGAATCAAATCCTGTTCCATCACTTGTTAAAGTTACTATGTCGCCCACTCTAAATCCATGACCAGGATGTAGAACAGATAAATCTGAATCTGATGCAGTAAATCTTAGAGGATCATACACATAGTCTGCTAATCTATTTTCTATCAAGCTTTCAGTAAGCTTTTTTACTGGTGGAATATTTGTTCTGAGTTTAGCAGTAGAAGTTAAAGAAGTATTAAATCTAGCTTTATAAACTTTAAATGTTAGGTCTTTCGTGTTGTCACCTTCCCACGTAGTACCGTTAGATGATGCATAAAATGCACCATTTGCTGTAGTCACATTAGAGTTATATCTTGATGTTGTAGTTCCGAAATTGAATTCTCCATTTTCTCCAAAATAAACTTTATAGGTATCACCAGCAGAACTGTATATACAAATAGCTAGTAGCGTATTACCAGGCACATATACCGGAGATGAAAAAGTAAATTTATATTCAGTAGCAGAAGAAAATGAAGTACTTGCCTTAGCACCAACTTCTGCTGCTGTTGCTACTACTCTAGTTCCTGGAATATATCTTTTAGATGAGGGTTGACCACCCTCAGTTGTTGGTCTTAGTTCTAAAGTAATCGGAAGCGCATTATCAGCCGAATAAAAGAAGATACCTACGCCTGTGAGCACACAGTCTTCGTCAACAATGAATGTTTGTGCGGTAGGTGCTTTTTGTTCAGTAAGTTGTAATATGCCAGTCATTTATTTTATCCTACCTTCTTATATAAATTTTGTTCATTCAATTTATCTATAACGTAGGCATCGTTTTCAATATCATTTACCCATTCAACTTCGTCGTAGTCTGTAAAGTATATGTTTCCTTTTGAAACCATGATATGATTTAGATTGAGTAGTGTGTATGTTTTATCATACGGCTGAATTTCAGTTGCAGAAGTATGTTTAACTCTTTTCCAAATACCATCGTTATCCAAAACAGGGTGTGATCCAGTAACATGAACGCCATTGTAATCGAACCAATCTTGAGTTAGACCCTCGCCCACAATAGTAGCATATACTTTCCCACCTTCAAACATTACATCACCCACCACAATATCTTGAATTTCTTTATATGTATTATCAATCATTCTAAAGAGAGTTCCATGAGCAAAACAAACCCCGCCGGGATTACCTGATCCGCTGCTACCTACCGAAGCATTTGGACCAGTAATACCACTATAACCACCGACAGGTCCTAGTCCAGCAGCCCCCGCTAGACCAGGATCAACCTGGGCAGTATCACCTAAACTATAACCAATAGAAATTGAACCACTACTAGCTGTTTGTCCACCACCATAATTACCGTCTCTACCATGCTCCCTATCATAATATACCGTTTCGTAATAGTAATACTTTTCTCTCCGTGTCTCATATTCTGTAGTAGTGTGCTCATACCAATCTTCGTATTGACCCATTCCATAAAATTTAGTAGCGGCATATGACAACGCCTCATCTCTATCCATCACAGATACATCTAGCGCCGAAAAGTTTGTACCATCAGTATTTGTTGGGAAATTTAAAGAAACGTTTGACTGTAAGTAGAAAAGACCTTTTAATGAACCATCTGCTGCTGATACCAGTTCTGTATTATCACCACCATTAGTGGGACCACCTTGAGCGGCTGGAAAGCTTGTAGCATTTACATATGTATCACCTGGTTCTTTTATTTTAGAGGTTCTTGCAGCAGATGTATAATCACTTAAGCTAAATGAAGTATTACACCATTTATTGACTAGTACGTTTCCGAAAAAAATCCAGTGAGGAATATTGGCACGTAGTCCTTGAAATTCGAAAAAAATAAATTTTGGTCTGTGTATAGGGATTTCTGTATATCCAAGTCTACTTTCATTTACAACATTTCTGCTATAAGTAACATTTTTGTAGCCTTTTTTCTTTACTTGTCTATATGGCATTTCTTTACCTTTACTTTTTCCATTCCCCATACGATACTATTTGAGTACCCTGAGAACTAATTTCCACTGTGCCATCAGGCAATAGAGAGTTGTTTGACTGTGATACATAAGATTTATCAACCAAACGTTTCTTGGTCCAATAATCACCATCTGGTGTCAATTCTGCTGTGCCAATGCTTTGAGGTATTTCAAACTGATTAACCGTTACAAAACCAGTTGCCTCTTCTTGTCCAAAATCAGTAACAACTTCTGTGTATTTGGGCCAAACATTATTTCCCTTTAAAACACACGTATCCAAGGATAAATCAGAATCATATGTAAGCCCAACAGAGTTGTTGAAAAACAAAGGCATTATCTCTTCAGTATCTTCATTTATAAATGCTCTATAATCATCATCATACCAAGCAGACTGTAGAATACTGCTAAAATTATCACCAGTTATGCCCTCTGTTTGTCTAATAAATGTAGCATCATCTGGATCATAAACCTGTAGTGCTGCAAGGTCAGCTTCTAATAGTGACAATGTGGTTATTCTTTCAACATTAGATAGTCTACTCTCCATATTCCTCAAATCGGACATCTTAAATCCACGATTATCATAAGGATTAACATTTAAATCTTGTTCATTAAACGTAAATGGATACATAACTATATCATATAGCATCATATCTACCGTGTTTATACCCGTGGGTGGATCTAAATCATAGGTAGCAGGCCCTTGATGATATTTCAAAAGTCCCTCTGGAGATAAAACCAAAAGATCTCTTCTTGGCATCCAATATTTCGCAGTACCCACTGTAATTGTAGACTGATTTTTTGGTAGATCTTCAATACGTGCAATGCCACCTGAAAAAGTTTCATCAGCAGGATTTTTCAAAGACCTCATATCAATGACATCTGCCAAGTGATGAGTTACACCATTGGTATCGGTATATTTTGGTATTTCGCTAAACGTCACATCTCCATAAGATGCAGCGCCACCAAAATATCCAGTGCCTGAAGGTGTGTCATGTTCAAAATATTTGTACTGAACCGTGACATTACCTACAGGTGCCACAACACCAGCTCTTAGTTTACCTTTACCAGGACCGTAATAGTTGTCTCTTTGACCGTTATCATATATAAATTTATAAGTAATGTCTTCATTTGTCGTAGCGTCCGTAACTTTATAAAATCTAAAAATATCAGCTTTAGATAATGTAAACTCACCAGCAGATAAGGCAATTGTTTCGGATTCCCAATCAGTTGCACCTGTGCTTGGCTTTAGTGTTTTATTTTTACGAACAAGGGTTCTATTTTGATAGGCTATTACGTGACCATTACCATCAGGTGGACCACTAATTGTGGCTTGTGTGTTTCCACCTGATAAAGTAATTGTTGGACCGCCAGAAGCAGAGTCATGATACAGTGCTCCACCAGTGTCTACTTGATAAATCCAGTCATCAGTTTCAGTGAACGTATCTGTTCCTGCATTGATTGTTACTGTCGGAGATGTTTTATTCACAGTGTAAACTTGAGAAATAACTGCAGTAACACTAGTTATTTCTTGGACTCTTATATTAGGCAAATTAAACAACATTCTGTTGTTTTCTTTATTGTAAATATCGTACCTATTTTGTATAGCTTTTAGGTTAGCATAGTTATTAGCATCCACGCCTATACTTCTTATATCCCCAGGACCATAAGAAGAATTTGTTATATTAATGTCGAATATATGAATTTTGTAATCAGTTTGAACGTGATACAAGCCTCTGACACGTGCCGTACCAATATTAATACCACCTCTATCAACAGCAGTATATAAGTTTACTACTGTAAAATCTTCGACATATCCTGCTAAACCATAGGCAGAATCCGCATAAACGTAATTACCAATGTTCGCTGCAGATCTTTCGTTAGTTTTAATTTTTAAATCAGTCAAAAGATTTCTAGGTTTTTTTACACGGATTGGTAGGTTATAATCTCTTTCAATTCTTGAACCATTTACAAATGCTGTGCCTGATGAAATTTTAAAATTTAAATAATCATTATCACTGTCTGTATCAATGGTTAAATCAAACATACCAGTTCGTTTTTGTTCAATAAAATCCCCTGTTTGGGAATATGTTCTAGCATCAATGAGTTGACCTATTTTAGATAGAATTTTATCAGGAGTTTTTGTGAGCGATACTAAACCATTACGCACTCTGTATACTTCATAAAAGGTATCACTTGCACCTATATCAGTCTTTCTTGTTAACGTTAAAATAATTCTAAGACGATCTGCACCAGGAGATGTTAGGTTTGGTGTTGTGCCTGAATTATCATAAAGCGCAATATTGTCTGCTGTAGTAAGGATATCTTCTACAACCTTAAATCCAATAACGCCTGTAAAATCAATAGAATATTTTGAAAGAATTAGTGTTTGAGCTTCAACCATAACCAAATGCCCTGCAGCAAATGTTTCAAATTGCGGCACTTCAACAAGAGAGCATTTACCAACTGCGTCATTGGCAGATTGAATTGTTATATTTCCGAGAGTTGTAGTGAGTGTTGTGCCTGCAGTAAATGGTTTAGATACAGTAGTGTTGGTGGCAGCAGTTGCTCCCCCAACAGCACCCTTTGACATTTTTACAAATAGTGTATCAGGATCACTTCCAGTCGCAGGGACAATATCTTTAACAATTGCGTATAAATCACCATCATTTATTTCTGTACCTTTTAAAGCAGCGTAGCCTGTGGGTAAAGAATTTACTTTAAGATAAGTGTAGGAAAAGGCATTAACACCAGAAGCTAAGTTACCACTATTATTAAAAATAGCACCTTCATTAACTATGAACTTTGCAAGTCTACTAAGTTCTTTTTGAATAATTGTCTGAGACTGTGTTAATTCACGAGCTTGCAATGCTCTACCATTATTAAAGAGTATACGATGGTAGTGATCACTATCTCTGTAGTCATCATTATACTCGCTTAAAAATGTTGTACTAGTGAGATTCGTTGCCATGGTTTACCCTTAAAGTTTAATAACGACTTTTATATCTTCAGTTTGCTCTGCATCTCTAGATACTTTTGCTCTATTATTTAGGAACAACAATTCGCCTGAGAATACGTCAATATCTGGTTGATACAAGTTTTGAATTGTGAATGATCCCGTTTTACCAGAAATTGTAACTGTTTCTCCATGTCTAAATGGAGTGAAACCAGTATCCTCATTTTGGTGATACCAAATAGTTGCAGAATCATCGAAGAAATCAATGTATCCTTGAGCATTACTATCGCCAGAAATAGTAACATCATCTGCCCAAGAAAGACCGCCAGTAATTCTAGCGTTCAACTCAATTTTCTTCAATCCTAGACCAGCAGTTTCTGTAAATTTTGTACCATTAGCGGAATCTAAAAGATTTTTAAAAAGTCCTACCTGTCTATACTCATTGTCAACAACCCACTTATCAGTTTCGTCACCTTCTGGTTTGATATTAAACATCAAACTTGTGGATCTAAGATCTGTTCTAGCGTCTCCTCCCAATCCAAGTTCTGTTGCAAAAATTGGATATACTTCTGCGCTAGTGCCTGATGTAAGACTCGTATTATCAAGCCTTACGGTAGCTTTGTTGTAGCCTGAACCTAAGACACTAGTTATCGATACATTACCACCATTTCCAGCACCAGTTCCAACTGTAGCACTATCTCCGACTTCTACTGCTGCTAGTCTACCCGTTGCATCCAAGATTCCGTGAGCTTTAGCACCAGTGCCATCTCCGACTACAGTTAACGGTGGTGCAGAAGAATATACTCCAGTATTTGGAACAACTCTGTATCCTAAAATTTGACCTGCAACCGCACCATCCTGCACAGCTTTTTGTGGCGCTTCAGGGGATGTGGGCGCAGCAGAGTCTACAAACTTAACAGGCATAAAATTAGAAGTTAAGAATCTATTACCATCTGCAGCAGAGATTGTATACATAAATTTCCAGATATAGCCATCACCCTCAACTGGTAAAGAGTTATCTGTGTGATCAGGAACAAAGGTTGAATTGACTGCGGCACCAAAACTATTTTTACCTTGACGAATGCAAACGTAAACATGGTTGTCTGCAGTTCTTACATAATATGCAGGCGTTGGCTGGCCAACAACATTATCATTAAAAGCAGGATAAATTGTATTAACAGTCCAATCTGTCAATGGAACAACAAAAGAAAATGCTTCTACTGCTTTTACTGATTGTAAATTATATCTGAAAAGTCTACGATCTCTCTCAGTGTTTACTGGAAGAACGGTGTTGTCAGTTGCATCAGAAACTTGCCAAGACTGAGAGTGTCCAACACCTATATAAAAATAGTTATCTGAATCACCAAGAGTTGTTCCCTGATTTTCATCAAATAACTGTTGTGCAAACTGTCTTTTTAATCTATCTGTAATAATTGCTGGCATTTTTTATTTCCTATACAACTGCATATCCGTAACCACCTACGATATTCCACCCACTAGTTCCATCCCAAATTAATTGTGCAGTATCTAGCGGATCAAAGTTTATACTTGTTCCTTGTGCAAAAGTTGTTGGTGTCAGTGTGACTGTTCCTGTTCCACCCCCACGTCTTGCAAACATTTTAAACTCACCGTTCAACGTTCCATCTCCTAGAGAAACAGTTCCTGATGATGTACCTGTCAAGGCAATATACGTTGCGTCCGAATCTGCAAACGTCCCATTTGCTACTTCAGCCCTACTAAATGCTGCCTTACTTAATAATACTGAGCCTTTTCCTTTTGAATTTAAAATTAAGTCAACATTAGCATCAGCGCCAATAGCATTAATATTTGGTGAAGTGCCTGTAGCTTGACTTTGCACTCTTACAATATTTCTTGAAGCAGTGTGTGTTGCTGTAAATGATATGACTGAGTTACCATTCGAGTCAGCAAGATATTGATGTACTCTACTTCTTTGAATAACAGGTCTGTCTAATGTCTTTTGTTCTAGTGTTGCAGATTTTTTGTTAAACACAAAAGTGTCACTATCAGATAGTGATGGAATATTAACATTAGTATTGGCTGTGAGAGAACCAGGGGCAAATTTATAAAAATGACTTGAATCGTCGTCGTACAAATTTAAGTTTAGTATTTCAGGATTATTAAGATCCGCACTGTCTAATGTCTTGTTAGTAAGAGTTTGTGTTGCCGTATTGATCGTAACAATACCAGCAGAGTCAGGAAAATCAATACTAATTTCACTAGAGGGATTTACTGCACCTATTTTTGTTCTAGCCGTTGTGCCAATAATATCTAGTCCACTATCAGTAAGTGAAGTTGTGCTTGATGTTATATTAGAACCACCAAGTATATTATACAACTCTGTAAAATTGGCATTAATTTTTATACCGGCGTTGCGAAGGGTATCGCCCGTTCTGTCGTTAGCTGCACTACCTGTATTAATAATTTGCTTTGCCATGGTTACTCTCTAATTTAATTTATATTATTTATAATCACACGGATGGATAATTTGAAGAATCAGCAGCATTATCTACATCAAATATCGTGGAGAACTTATGTTCGTCCATAGTAGATTGGATCGTAATAATAGTGCCATCTGAATCCTGGTCCATAGTGAGACTTAATGTATCTGCGCTTGCTGAGTCATCGAATGTTGTTCCAGCCAAACCTGTAATGTCATAAATTGATCTATCAGCCATAGCTTCTTGTATTGTGATATTGCCAACGTCTCTAAATTCTTGATCAGTTTTAAAT